TTAAACTTTTTCTAAGGAGCAAATATCATGGCTTTTCCAAATGGCGCAGGCGGTTACCAAATTGGTAGCGGCAATCTGAGCGAAGTTCTTCTCGGTTACGAAAATACGCCTTTGTCGGCGGCTGCAACCGCTACCTTGTCGGCTGCTCAAGTGACCTCTGGCATCTTGCTGGTTGGCTCTGGCGCAACTGCGGCTCAAACCTACACGCTGCCATCGGCTGCTCTGATTGAAGCTGTTGTTTCATCCGCAAAGGTTGGCAGCACGTTTGATCTGTTTGTGATCAACCTCGGCACCAGCTCGGGCACGGCTGCTTTGGCTATGGGTACTGGCACGGGTTTTAGTGATGGCGGCAACGCTACGACAACCGTTGCTGTTACCACTAGCGCAATGTACCGGTTCCGCAAAACTGGCGACAACGCTTATTCGGTTTACAAGACCGCCTAACCTAATGGGGGCTTCGGCCCCCATTTTTCAAAGGATTAGAACATGGGTAATACCAAATCAATTGGCGTTGCGTACAGCGACCAAGACATTGATGGCGGCACTATCGGCGCTGTCACTCCAGCATCTGTGGTTGGCACAACTGTCTACGCAACCAACGAAATCGGCTATGCCACTAATGCACAGGGCGCGGTCACTCAACTGACCAGCAAGTCAACCGCTGTCACGCTGAACACTTCGGCTGGCGTTATCACGATGAACAATGCTTCGTTGGCTACCGCCACCAACGCTACGTTCACGCTGAACAACTCATCTATCGGCGCAAAAGATGCGGTCATCTTGACGATCTCTGGCGGTCAAGCCACCGCAGGCTCGTACAACGTGTTTGCTAACGCTCTTGCTGCCGGGTCGGTCAGCATCACGCTGCGGAACATCTCGGGCGGCTCGTTGAGTGAGGCTGTTGTTCTGAACTTTGCTGTCTTTCATTGCGCGTAAAAAGGAGGGGTAGTCATGACGACTGCTGGAGATCAGATCAACGCCGCGTTGCGGCTTTTGGGTGTTCTGGCAGAAGGCGAGACTACCTCCCCCGACGCATCTCAGGATGCGCTTGCGGCGCTAAACCAGATGATTGACTCTTGGTCTACCGAGCGTCTGATGATCTACAACACCCTTGACCAAGTGTTTACTTGGCCGTCTGGTGTAATTGAGCGCACGCTTGGGCCTACGGGCAACTTTGTTGGTGTGCGGCCTGTGTTGCTGGACAACGCGACGTATTACCGCGACCCAGGCACCAACGTGTCGTATGGCATCAAGTTCATCAACCAGCAGCAGTACAACGGCATTGCTGTAAAGACGGTGACGAGCACCTACCCGCAGGTGATCTTTGTCAACATGACTTTCCCCGACATCACCATGACCATTTATCCCAAGCCTACACGGGATTTGGAGTGGCACTTTGTATCGGTGCAGCAACTGGCGGCACCCGCCACGCTGGCAACGCAGATTTATATGCCGCCGGGTTACTTGCGGTGTTTCAAGTACAACTTGGCCTGCGAGATCGCGCCTGAGTTTGGCGTTGAGCCATCGCAGACGGTTCAGCGTATTGCGATGACCAGCAAGCGCAACCTCAAGCGCATCAACAACCCTGACGACATCATGTCAATGCCTTACTCGTTGGTGGCGACTAGGCAGCGTTTTAACGTCTATGCGGGTAACTACTAATGCACACGCCTATTCTGGGCAGCAGCTATGTGGCTCGCAGCGTCAACGCTGCGGCAAACCGCATGGTCAATTTGTTTCCAGAAGTGATCCCAGAAGGCGGCAAAGAGCCTGCGTTTCTTAACCGAGCGCCTGGGCTGGCGTTTCTTCAGACCGTGGGCACCGGCCCGATCCGAGGCTTGTGGGCGCACCAGACCAACGGTTCGGACTTCTACGTTGTCTCTGGCACGGAAGTCTACAAACTGACCTCAACCACCGGCACGCCGGTCAAGCTGGGCAATGTGTCCGGTACGGGGCCGGTCAGCATTGCAGACAACGGCACGCAGATTTTCTTTGCCTGTAACGGCCCGAGCTACATCTACAACGAAGTTACCAACGTCTTCCAGCAGATCACCGACATTGACTTTCCCGGCGCAAAGACGGTTGGCTATCTGGACGGCTACTTTGTCTTCAACGAGCCGAGCGGTCAGCGGATTTGGGTCACCTCACTTCTTGAAGGCACTCAGATTGACCCGCTGGATTTCGCCAGCGCGGAAGGGTCGCCTGACGGTCTGGTGGCCGTCAACATTAACAACCGCGAGGCGTGGTTGTTTGGCACCGACTCGGTTGAAGTCTGGTACGACGCAGGGTTAGCCGACTTTCCACTTACGCGCATCCAAGGCGCATTTTCTGAGGTTGGTTGCGTTGCCCCGTATTCTGTTGCCAAGCTGGATAACTCGCTGTTCTGGCTGGGCACCGACGCTCGCGGCCAAGGCATTGTCTACCGCACCGCTGGCTACAACGCGCAGCGCGTCAGCACGCACGCCATTGAGTACGCCATCGCGCAATACGGCAACTTGAGCAACGCTGTAGCCTACAGCTATCAGCAAGAAGGCCACGCCTTCTATGTGCTAAGTTTTGCCCAAGCCACTTGGGTGTTTGATGTGGCGACAAGCGCATGGCACGAGCGTGCTGGGTTTGCAGATGGTGAATTTACTCGGCACCGGCCAAACTGCCAATGCAACTTTGGCGGCACGACGATTGTTGGCGACTACGAGAACGGCAACATCTACGCGCTAGACCTTGACACCTACGCTGACAACGGACAAATTCAAAAGTGGTTGCGGTCTTGGCGGGCAGTTCCCACCGGACAGAACGACCTCAAGCGCACCGCGCACCATGCGTTGCAATTGGATTGCGAGTCTGGCGTCGGGCTGGACTATCTTGACCCTATGGGGCCAACTGAGGTTGAGCACCTTTACGATTTGCTGCTGCTGGAAGACGGCGGTGAACTGCTGACTGAAGACGGCTTTGGCATCCTGCTCAACGAGATTGTGTGGGCTATGATGAAGCCACGGGTCATGCTGCGGTGGTCAGACGACGGCGGGCACACCTGGAGCAACGAGCATTGGTCTGACATGGGCGAGATCGGCCAGTTTAGCCATCGTGTGTTCTGGCGGCGTTTGGGCATGACGCTCAAGCTGCGGGATCGGGTGTACGAAGTCTCCGGCACAGACCCGGTGAAGGTCGCTATCATGGGCGCAGAACTTCAGGTCAGCGGCACCAATGCCTAATAACCTTACTCAGATTCCTGCACCGCGAGTGCCGGTGATTGACGCCAATACGGGGTTGATGTCTCGGGAGTGGTATCGGTTTTTTATCAACTTGTTTGATTTGACGGGCGAGGGGTCAAACACCACCTCGCTGACCGACTTGCAGGTGGGGCCACCATCTTTGGATGGTTTTGCTGCCAGCATTACTTTTGCTGACCTAGCCCCGCCCGTACCAACACCGACCAGCGTTGACGACCTCGCGCCCCGTGCTGAACTGGGCACGCTGGCGGCGAAGAACAGCGCCAGCCTAACGGCTGATGTTAGTGGCATCTTGCCAACGGCCAACGGCGGCACGGGGGTGTCAACCTTTACGGCCAACGGCGTGGTGTATGCGTCGTCAACGTCTGTTTTGGCGACGGGTAGCGCGTTGGTATTTACTAGCGGCAGTTTGGGTATTAACGGCACACCGGCTGCGTCTGCCATCTTGGACGGGCAATCAACAACCCAAGGGTTTAGATTCCCTAACATGACTACCACGCAGAAGAACGCGATTAGCAGTCCTGCTACCGGCCTAGTGATCTTCGACACTACACTAGCCAAACTCTGTGTCTATTCTGGTTCTGCGTGGCAGACCGTTACCTCCGTTTGAGGCTCTTATGACCGCAGCACTTACACCAGTTCCCAAGATTCAATTTTTCGCTGACGACGGCACGCCGCTGGTTGGTGGCAAGCTGTACAGCTATGCTGCTGGGTCAACTACCCCGTTGGCGACGTACACCAGTTACTCCGGTACGGTAGCCAACACCAACCCGGTCATCTTGGACTCGCGCGGCGAGGCTAACGTGTGGCTGGGCGCAGGCCCGTACAAGCTGGCGCTGTACGACTCTGTTAACGCGCTGATTTGGACGGTGGACAACATCACGCCAGAGGGTGATGCTAGTTTGGTCAGTTACCTCCCCGCAGGCACCGGCGCTGTCGTTACCACCGTGCAGGCCAAACTGCGCGAGAGCGTAAGCGTGGAGGATTTTGGAGCCGTGGGGGACGGTGTCACGAATGACCGCATTGCCATAAACAACGCCTCCGCCTCGTTGGGCACTCGCGGGGGCGTAGTGTTGTTGGGGCCAAAACAATATTTGGTCACAGGCGGAAATCTTGTTGTTCCAT